GACCCATCGGAGCTTCAGTGTGAGGGCTCCGCGCCTCGCGGTCTCAAGGAACGCCTTTGCATCTTGTACTTTTGGTACAAGAATGCTTCCTAACCTGCTGAGCTCACGCCCAGCATTAAGGAAGGCCTTCAAGAGTGCAGGATCACCATCTAATGGATCTTCCTGCTTCGTTGGAATTACTACCATCGCTTTGGTTTCAAAACGATGGAGTGTTGAGTTCCAACGGTGGATAGTATTAGCGTTGCTGTAGCTAAACCATCCAACTCCCGGAGACGTTTCACTAAGGAATGGCAGCTCGCCTATCAATCTCTCGATTGCTAGACGAATCTGCTTCGCAACATGCCAAAGTCCCTTCTTATAGAAGTTGTTTGCCATGTTGATCCATGAAACGATCTCACGATGAGAACGCCGATTTGCAGGAAAAGTACGACGGCAATAGACAGGAGTAACGTCTACTCCGTCGTAACAATCCTTCCCGCAAGACTCTCTGAACTTTCCAGTCCAGAAAGACTTTGCGGTATTTACTTTCAAGCCTATCGACTCGAGAGTAGTGCAAATCGCAGGTGCCTCATCTACGGGGACGATGATATCGTCTCCGTAGACGTATACGTCCCTACTGTACTTATGTACATTAAAGGACGTGATCGGCTGTTGAGCTCGAAGAATCCTTCCGGCGACAATTGCGTTGAAAAACACAAGTGCCTCCATAGGGAAACAAAGAGCTGAACCCATAGACGCAAATTTCTTCAGAGTAAGCGTAAGTTTACTCGGAAGAGTTGCCCTTGTTGATCTACATGCAAACACCATCCCACGTAGAAGTGGAGATACTGTAAGCATGCGATATACAAGGTCCTGATGGACTCGGTCACTCGCCTCACTAAGATCGAGGGTCGCTAAGCGACCATCAATCGAAGCTTGGTGAGCCAGGCGCTGGTTTATACTCTGATCGGTGAAATTCACACGACCAGAAGTATAAGCCCCGTTCTCCACAAGGGGAACGAGCCAGTTTAGAATGGACTGCTGTGTATACTGCATACACACCGGTTCAATCGCAATGACTCGAGGTGACTTCAGGGTCTTAGGAACGAATACCACCCTCACAGGTGGCTCGTCCTTGGGTTCGAGGAACTCAACATCGTCCAGAAGAGAACTATCCTCACCGAGGTTTCGCACTGAAGCGATTCCATATTCGGTATAGGGAAAGAAGTCTTCCAGACGAGTATGCCATGAGCGAAGACGATACTTGGAGTTTCCAAGTATACGCTCCTGGGTCGAACCCGGCCCATGGCGGGGCTTCAAATCTTCATAGGGGTCTCCTTTTGGGATCGCCCTTAGAAGATCCGATACAACGATCGAAGATACCTTTTCAAAGGCATCAAGGAACGAAGCATCGAACTGAAGCTCGTCAAGCTCCTTCTCACACGCGATGAACGCACGTTCAGCCTTCCTCTCGCGCCGTTTGGTGCAAGAGAGAAGTACCTTCTTATGCAACAGAGTAATCTGTCGTATAGAAGATATGCAGTCTGGACATGCGTCCTCACGCAACCGACGATCAGTGTGGAATATCTTGGAGAGGAAACCCCGTAGAAATACGGGGAGACCCCCCTTGAACCTGCATGCAGGAAAAAGGGAAGGCTCCAAGTGGCCTGTCGCAAGAGCAGTTTCAAAGCCCTTGCAATAAGCTGGAAGAGTGATAGTAAGAAAACTATCACCTTCATTCTCCACACGCCAGCGCAATGTTTGAACATCGCGCTCGACGTCGACACCACACCTGGTTCCGCAATCTCGCAGAACCTGTTCCGAGAGCCATACAAGGCTTTTCACGACGCCTCCTTTTAGAGGGAGTCGGTCCCCGGTTTGCAGTGTACATGAAGTACTCCTCAAGCCAACAGGCCTGACCATGATAGCCAATCAATGCATACGGTAGGAACCGTAGCGCAAATCTTGACTATCATAGTGGCGGAAAGATCCGAAAGAACCATTGAATTCACAACAGTTCGATCAGGTCTCGCCGCCCAACACCTTCAGGAGATTTGCAGACGTGGCCCAAGCACTAAGTGCAACGGCCAGGTCACGCAGCTCTCCATTGGAGTAGCCAACATTGGGGGCATCAATCACCAGATAAGCAGACGCAGAATAGCGCTGATTATTTGCACTAGATAGGGGATCGGGAGCGACCTTGTTCGTATCGATACGAACATTAAATCGTTTACGATTCCCATACTGGTGGGAGATGGTAAGCACGTAAGTGCCGTCATCTTTCGTGTATTGAGAGCTGGTCCCATTGCGGGCAGTCGCGGGAAGCGACTGAGCTACAGCGTTGACGGTGATGGATTGAGGATCTGCAAACATGATGGTCCGAAACGTTTGAGGTTAAGCCCAACGGCTTATGCCGAGGGCAGCGGCGATACCAAGTTGATAAGGCGAAAGCCCATCAAACGTGGCACCGAAGCCAAACGGAGACCCTACAGACCGTATCTTATACACAGTACTATCGTACGATGTAGCAGATACGCTACCACCGCGGATGTATTTTGAACTACCTTGATAGGTAGGATAAAATTCATTCCACTGTGATGTGCCGATGTAATCCTTCCTTGTTTCCAAGGTTCGCATTACAAAGGCATAGTCTGCAGTTAGGTTGTCAACTGCATTTGAAGACATGTTCGACATGACGTCGCCCATGTTACCAAACCAGTCAAACAACCAGGACCACGGAAGGAGTTCCCATGCCGCTTCCGGCGTAAAGTTTACGCCGAATAAAGCACGGGTAGTCTTCCGAGACCACTCACTAGATCCGATGTCAGGGATATAGTATCGGTATTTACCGACAAACCATATCTTTTCTGACACCGTGGTTACGGTTTCAACTTTACCGAAACCTCCAATAACGTTGGCAGGTGCGTTCCCCCAACCATAGAAGGGGGTACTAAACTGCACAACGGTAGAGGAAGAGCTAGTGTCGTCCTTGATCACCTTACTCCGATGGATACCATTTCCATTATCACGCTTGATTTGAGCTAAACTCGCATCAAGCTTCTGATAAGTCTCGTACATCTTCTTGATGTCCGATAGAAGTGGTAACCAGCCAAACTGCACGTTCAAATGAGCATCTCCGAGGCCACTAAGGCCATGTTGACGCTTATGAGCTGCTTTCCTTGCAAGCAAGGTCTGCAGAGCTGAATACAGCTTACGTGGTAAGTTCGGTAACCAATCACGAAGTTCCCCAGTAAACTGGGCAACACTCGCGGTCGGATTACCAGGCCGAGTACGCTTCCAACCGGTAGCCCCGTACGCCCAAGTATTGTTATACTCACGCGTATAGAGGTCACTCAGTTGTTTTGGAGTCTCAGGGATAATTGGATTCTGATACTGAGGCCCGACAAAGGGCTGAATAGTATAAGGTCCAAAGTAGTACCAATCATAAGGTCCGACAACGGCTGTATAAACATGCCGTTTCTTAACCATGAAAGGTCCACCCCTGATCCAAGTCCCATTAACATTGGGATTTGACTGACTCATGATCAAGGCATCATCCATGAAATCGTAGATCTTATACGGAGTTCCACCCGGAGTTCTTGTGAACTTCGGAGTAGAAGCCGTAATACGTTTCATGGTGCAGTCCCCGTCAGCATTAACGAGCACGCAGGATTGCGTACTCGAGGCTCAGGACGAGTGTGTGTGAGCACCCGACGTAGAAGCAGTCGAAAGACTGCCGCAGCCCCCTTACGGGGGC